CAATGCCGTCTGAAGTTATTACATTTCAAGACATCACTGGCATATCGGCCACAGGCTCAGTTGATAGCGTAACTCAGTCGGTTTCAGTGGCGCTCACTGGCGTTGATCTGTCGGGCATTGTTGGCACTATCATTGGCTATGGATGGGGCGCAGTACCCGACACGCCAGAGTCATGGACGGCGCAATCAGATAATTCTGAGACATGGACACCAGTTTCCGATTCCTCGGAGTCGTGGACACCAGTTTCTGACACCTCAGAAAATTGGTCAGAAATAGCGGAAAATGAAATCACTTGGCAAGAAGCCGCATAGGGGTAAAGAATGGCAGATACAACCACCACAAATCTATTGCTGACAAAGCCAGAAGTTGGCGCGTCAACCGATACATGGGGGACAAAGATCAATACTGATCTGGACACCATTGACGGATTATTTACCACTGGTCCAGCATTAAAACCAAGCAAAGGCGGTACTGGAATTGCAAACAGCGATTCAGCCACTGTCACATCATCTGGAAATTATGCGTATACAAGAACTCTGACCGCATCAACCAATGTCACATTTCCAACCACTGGAACATTGGCAACACTTGCCGGATCAGAATCATTTACCAATAAAACGCTGACAAATCCAACAGTGACCAATTATGTGGAATCTGTGGTTTCTATTGGAAATTCAGGAACAAGTCAAACGCTGTCTTTGACCAGCGGCACTGTTCAGACAGTAACTTTGACAGGTAACTGCACATTCACAATGCCGACAGCAACGGCTGGCAAATCATTTATTTTGATTGCTGTACAAGATGGAACAGGATCAAGGACAGCGACATTTACTTCAGTAAAGTGGCCAAGCGGTACTGCACCAACAATGACAACCACGGCAACGACTGGTAGAGATATTTTTACCTTTGTCGCTGATGGCACAAACTGGTATGGAACTTCAGCACAGGCGTTTGCATAATGTTTGCAGCTAAAAACGAACTATTTACTCGCCCAAGTGGTTACTCAATCAGCCGCAGTGTGCGTACACGCTCGTCTGCAAGTGCGTATTTCAATCGGACACCTGCAAGCGCAAGCAACAGAACAACATGGACATGGAGTGGGTGGGTAAAAAGAGGTGCTATCAGTAATAGCACAATTAATATACTTTTTTCTGCTGGTACAGATTCAACGGCTGGAACAGGAACAAATATAAACTTTGGGTTTACAGACTCAGGTGGTGACCAGTTTTCAATTAACGCAGATAATACTTCTGGTTTTTGTTTAGTAACTACTCAATTATTCCGTGACCCATCTGCTTGGTATCACATTGTTGTTGCTATTGATACCACTCAAGCAACGGCATCAAACCGTGCAAAACTTTATGTTAATGGAAATCAAGTTACAGTTTTTTCTACGGCTACATATCCAACGCAAAACAGACAGTTTGATGTAAACAATACAGTCGCTCATAATATTTCTCGCAGAACACTAAGCGCAACATATTACTTTGACGGCTACATGACCGAAGTCAACTTCATTGACGGTCAAGCCCTGACACCATCATCGTTTGGTCAAACAAACTCTGTCACAGGCGTATGGCAACCTAAAAAATACACAGGCACATACGGCACAAACGGCTTCTATCTGAATTTCAGCGACAACTCTGCCGCCACTGCTACCACCATAGGCAAGGACTATTCTGGTAACGGTAACAACTGGACACCCAACAACATCAGCGTGACTGCTGGTGTGACCTATGACAGTTTTTTAGATGTTCCAACACCATACGCAGATGGCGGCACAGGACGAGGAAATTATGCTGTTGGAAATCCACTATCAGTAAATGTAACAACTAATGCAACTGCAACGCTAACCAATGGCAATCTTCTTTTGACAAATGCTTCAGCAAATTATTCTGGATTTGCAAGCACAATGACAATTCCTGTTGCTGGAAAATGGGCATGGAAATTTAAAGTCACTGGTTCTGTTAGCGGTAGCAATGATGGCTATATTGGATTTGCTTGTAATAGTTCTGGTAATCCTGTGACTGGTGCTAGTAGTGGTGCGGCAACAAATTGGTATACAACAGTTCAAGTGCAAGCAATTTCAGACCGTGGCGTTGTCCATAAATATGCTGGAGGTAGCGTTGTAACCGATGCGGCTGGTTCTAGCCTCACTGGCGTAACTGGAGATGAATGGGAATTTTTAATTGACAGAGATGCTGGCACAACCATTGTCAAACTAAATGGAACAACCAAAGTAACTGTCACTGGACTGCCAACAACACAAGAGCTTTTTCCTTTTGCAACTTTCTATCAAACTAGTGGCTACTTTATCTTTGATTACACGCCAAGCGATACAAGTTACAAAACACTGAACACCCAGAACCTGTCAACGCCAACTATCAGCAATGGTGCTAATTACATGGCGGCTACTACTTATACAGGTACAGGGGCATCGTTAACCATTGCAAACACTGTTGGTAGCGCATCTTTTTATCCTGATTTTGTTTGGATGAAAGGCAGAAGCGGTGCAACTAATCATGCGTTGTATGACTCTGTACGAGGCACAACAAAAGATTTGGTAAGTAATTCAACAGGGCCAGAAACAACACAAGCAACAGGTTTAACCGCTTTTAGTAGTACAGGATTTACTATTGGTGCATTGGCAAAAATAAACACTAGCACAGCAACTTATATCGGTTGGCAATGGCTTGCTGGTGCGGGTTCATCTTCATCCAATACCAGTGGTTCACTTACAACAACTGTAAGCGTGAATGCTTCTGCTGGTTTTAGTGTAGTTACATATACAGGTGCTGGTGGCGTTTCTACAATAGGTCATGGGTTAGGTGTTGCACCATCTATGATGATATTTAAAGATAGAGATGGTGCGGCTAATAATTGGCCTGTGTATCACAAAAGTTTAGGAAATACGTCTGCTTTATTACTTGATACAACAGGCGCATCAACTGCTACAACAAATTGGTGGAGTAACACAAGCCCAACATCTTCTGTTGCAACTATTGGTAGCAATGAAACTAATACAGGAAATAAATATGTCGCCTACTGCTTTGCCGCAGTTGCTGGTTATTCAGCATTTGGTAGCTACACAGGCAATGGAAGTGCTGATGGGCCGTTTGTGTATTGCGGGTTTAGGCCAAGATTTTTAATGGTTAAAAATTCATCGGCTGTTGGTAATTGGTTGATGTTTGATTCATCTAGAGACACATACAACCAAGAGGTTTTATTTATTTTTGCAAATACATCTGATGCTGAACAAAATAGCTCAGGTACTGTGTCGTTTGATTTTCTTTCAAATGGTTTTAAGGTTCGTAACACAAGTGGCAATATCAATGGCAGTGGTAATACGCTAATTTATATGGCCTTTGCCGAAAACCCATTTAAACTTTCTCTTGCGAGGTAACCCATGTTTTTACTCAACGGCAACCCACTTCCCATCGACACACCATTTGAAATAGATGGTACGCACTACCCTGCCAACTGGCTACGCTTGACCTCTATAGAGGAAAAGAACGCTGTTGGCATCACAGAGGTGGCAGATGTGACCACCACATACGATGACCGTTTCTATTGGGGTGTAGACAATCCCAAGCAATTGGAAGACATCACAGTCACGCTAGACCAAAGTGAACCGTACACACAGTATGGACTCAAACACCAATGGATTGCACAGGTCAAAGACACTGCCAACAAATTGCTTTCACAGTCAGACTGGATGATTATTCGCAAGTTTGAGCGTGATGTTTCTATTCCAGCGGAAACAGTTACTTATCGTGCCGCTGTCATTGCTGAATGTACAAGACTTGTGACCGCCATTGCTGGCGCCGCTGATGTGGAGGCGCTGATTGCTGTGGTAACTGCACAAGGATGGCCAGTAAATGAATGATGTTGAAAAGGAATTTGCTGTGCATGAAGCAGTCTGTGCGGAAAGATATGCAGCGATAGAAAAGTCTTTCGTTGACGGCGATAAACGCATGACACGCATTGAGTATTTGCTCTATGTCGTGATTGCGGGTGTGTTGTTGGGGCCAGGCTTTGCCGGTGAACTGGTCAAAAAGGCACTAGGACTCTGAGAACGATGTGGACCCCATATCCTTGTGCCTCATGGCTGCCGGTATCTGCAAGCAGATACAGGCTGGATGTGATCTGTATCGTTCCGCAAAAACGCAATTCGTAGAAATAAAAGCCACCGCCGATCAGGTGATGGAAATTGGCAAGGAGGTGCAAGGGTTTTGGAAGAAGTTAATGCAATTCTTCACAAGCAAATCCACACCACATCAGCAACAAACTGCAAAGCCAGCAGCCAAGAAAAAAGAGAAGTTTGTCGCGGCTGATGAAGAGCAGATTTTGAATTCAGTCGTAGACCAGCTCATTCAGTTTTTCCACATCCAGCAACAACTCGCAGACCACATCCGCGAGGAAGAGGAAAAATCCAGAACAGTCTACGATCCAACTCAAAATCATTTCGAGGCAGCGATCAAGCGCGTGAGAGCGCAAGATCAGATGCAGAAGTTGGTGGAAGATATACGCATGGCGATGACTTGGAATGCGCCACAGGAACTTGGTGCGCTGTACAGCAAGGTTTTCGAGATGCGTGACATTGTTGGTGCGGAACAGGAGGCGGCAAGGCTGGCACAGGAACAGCGGGAAAAGAGGGCAAGATGGCAACGGCAGCAAAGGGAGTCAAGCCAAAGGCTAAAAGCGGGACTAAGCGTCCTGACCCTTATTCTTATCCTGTACCTGTGGACATGGTTCGTGTGGCTGAGTCAAGCGAGGATGTTGTGATGAGCGCCTTGGGGTGGATATTTGCGGTGATATTGGTGGCGCTGATGTTGCCTTTGCTCGCATTCCTGTACCTCGATGTGCTGACACAAAAGGCCGAGGTGAAACAGCAGACCGAAAAAGTGGAAAAATTGCGTAGAGAGATTGAAAGGACAAAGCGTGACAAGACTCCTGATTCCATTACTGACAATCCTGTTTTTGACAGGGTGCGAAGACCGTTTTAGGTATCCATGCCAAGACCCGAAGAATTGGGGCAATGAAGAGTGCAAGCCTCCAATCTGCACCGCCACTGCGACTTGTCCCGAACAACTTGTTAAACCCGAACCGGAGAAGAAGTGATGCCAACTATCGTGATGAATAAATCAAATCGCATGACTGCCGAAGAGATCGAGGTCAGAATTTGGGCAATCGTGATCTTCTCTCTGACAATGATTTTGCTCGGCTCAGTGGCCATGTTTTTGTACAGCGTTTCCTTTGTGACGCAACCCATGTCAGGCATGGCCGCCATCGATAAGGTGTACACGCAACAGATCAACACCATCATGGTTTTCATCACTGGCGTGCTCGGTGGCGTTGCAGGCCGTTCTGCTGTCTCGGCCAGCGCCAAGGCGATTGCCAAGGCCGATGCAGACGCTGACAGCGAGCCACCAGCGCCATGAGTTTGCTTAACCCTTGGGTGATACTTGGCATCGTCTTTTCTGTGCTCTCTGCCTTTGGCGGCGGCTACTACAAGGGCAAGGATGCTGAGTATCAGCGCCAGCAGTTGGAGATTGCGGCGCTCAACGCCAAGGCAAGGGAAACTGAGCAGGCCATGTCCAAGGTGGCGCAGACTTATGGTGAGACATTACGAAAGGCGAACAATGCTGCAAAGGTTAAAGAAAACAAGTTGCGTATCGATATTGCTGCTGGCAGTTACAGCCTGCGGATTCCTGTCAAAGCGCCCACCTGCCCAGCCGTACAAGCCACCGGAGATGCCGCCCCTGCCAGCGGAAGTGACGCAGGAACAGCATCAGCCGAACTTGACCGACAGACTGCTGATGCTCTTATCGCCATCACAGCCGAAGGAGATGCCGCCATCCGCAAGCTCAACGCCTGCATCCAAACCTACGAACAAATGAGGACCATGAAATGAATCTATCACCAAGTTTTACCCTTGAAGAGTTGACGCATACCGATCACCGAGAATTTGACAATATGCCGAATGATGAGGAATTGGCAAACCTATACCGTCTGGCTGAATTCTTGGAACAGGTCAAGGTTGTGATTGGAGGTAAACCGATCATCGTGAATAGTGCATTCCGCAGTGCGGAAGTTAATAAGGCAGTTGGATCAAGCGACAAATCACAGCATCGTCGGGGCTGCGCCGCCGATATCCGAGTGCCAGGCATGACACCAGATGAAGTAGTCAAAGCAATCATTGCATCTGATCTGGGATATGACCAAGTTATTCGTGAGTTTGATCGCTGGACTCATGTCAGCATTCCAAACACTGAGGATGCCAATCCTCGCGCCATGGCTTTGATCATTGATAAGACCGGCACAAGAGCGTTTGCATAATGGCCACAAACCTCGATCAGCAGATCACGACACCGGCGCAGCCAAACCTTGGCGCGCCGCAGTCTTGGTATGACGAGAGGTTTTTTGCACAATCCTTTGGCGGCCTGAATGTCTACTTCAACAAGCTGACCGCCATATTTTCAGCGTTGTTCGGCAGGCGCGGTGGTAAGTGGATCAACAATCCCTACGGCGCGTTCCAAGACACCACAGATCAGACGGCTACGGCCAACACCGCCACCGTGATGACATTCAACACCACCGACTTCAGCAATGGCGTGTCAGTGGTGACAAGTGGCGGTAAGGCATCCAGATTGACCGTGGCGCAGGCTGGCATTTATAACCTGCAATTCAGCGCACAGTTTGAAAATTCAGACACGCAAGAACATGATGCCAGCATCTGGCTGCGTCAGGACGCATCTGGCGCTGGAATTGACATTGCCGGATCGACTGGCTTTGTAGGCATCCCAAGTAAACATGGCGGGATCAATGGCCACATCATTGCAGGCTGGAATTATTTTGTGACGCTAGATGCCAATGATTTTGTCGAAATCTGGTGGTCAACACCGTCAACTCAGGTGACGATTCAGGCTTATGCCGCAGGCACATCACCCACCAGACCGACAACAGCATCAGTGGTGGCCACCTTGTCATTCGTGTCCAATCTGTCCACAGAAACAGCATAATTAAGCCATGGCACTCATACCTCTTAAAATCCCTCCAGGCGTGTACCGCAACGGTACTGAGTATCAGTCTGCCGGACGCTGGTATGACGCAAACCTTGTACGCTGGTTTGAGAACACGCTCAGACCGATTGGCGGCTGGCGAAAGAAATCAAACAGTCAAATGACCGGCTCATGCCGAGGTTTGCTGACATGGCGAGATAACAGCGGAGATCGCTGGATTGCCGCCGGTACACATTCCAAGCTCTACGCCATGAATGAGGCTGGGACGCTGAAGGACATCACGCCATCAGGATTTACTGCTGGTCAGGCCAATGCCACCATCAAAACAGGCTATGGTTACTCAACTTATGGCTCATACGCCTATGGCGTAGCGCGTCCAGATAATGGATCAGTATTGGCCGCCACCACATGGAGTTTGGACACTTGGGGCGAATATCTGGTTGCCTGTTCCGACTCTGATGGCAAATTGTACGAATGGCAGTTAGGATTTTCAACGCCAACCTTGGCGGCGGCCATCACCAACGCACCAACAGGCTGTGCGGCTGTATTGTCCACCGCAGAGCGATTCCTGTTTGCTTTGGGCGCATCTGACAACCCGCGTCTAGTCAAATGGTGCGATCAGGAAGACAACACGACATGGACGGCGGCGGCCAACAATCAGGCCGGTGACTTTGAGTTGCAGACCGCCGGTGCTCTGAAGGCTGGAAAGCGCGTCAGAGGTATCAATTTGCTGTTTACCGACATTGATGTGCATACAGCCAGTTATGTCGGCCTGCCTTATGTCTATTCGTTTGAGAAGGCTGGATCAGGCTGTGGTGTGATTTCGAGCCAAGCAATTGCCGCCATTGACACTGCCGCCATGTGGATGAGCAAATCAGGCTTTTGGATGTTTGATGGATATGTCAAACCATTGCCTTGCGATGTCTCTGACTATGTATTCCAGAACATGAATTACAACCAGAGCAGCAAGGTTTACGCGGTTCACAATTCAAAGTATGGCGAAATCTGGTGGTATTACCCATCGAGCGCCAGCAACGAAGTCGATTCCTATGTGACTTACAACTACCGTGAAAGCCACTGGAATATTGGCACAATGGCTCGCACCGCAGGCACTGACAGGGGTGTATTCCTGAATCCTTTGATGGTGTCAACTGATAGCTACATTTATGAGCATGAAGTTGGCTATGCCTACGATGGCGGCTCGGTCTATGCCGAGTCTGGACCGTATGAGATCGGTGTCGGAGAGAACATCATGTCGGTGCGTCAGGTGATACCGGACGAGCAGACGCTGGGCGAGGTGCAGATCAGTTTCAAATCGCGTATGTACCCGACTTCCACTGAAACAAGCCATGGACCGTATCCAGCGGCGCAGCCAACAGATGTACGGTTTTCTGGCCGTCAGGTCAAGATCAAGTACACCGGCGCTGTCTTGGAGGATTGGCGGGTTGGCGTGAACAGGTTTGATGTTGTGCCGATGGGTAAGCGTTGAGTGACGAGGAAGACTTTGAGAGGTTGCGCCATCATGTGGCTGCGGCACTAGAATACTCCGGAGGAACTCATAAAGTTGAGGATATTGTTGAGGGGATTCGCGCGGGACGGTTTCAATTCTGGCCAGGCCGCGACTCAGCAGTGGTGACAGAGATCATTGTCTACCCACAGTTAAAGGACTTGCACTATTTCCTTGCTGGTGGCGACCTAGATGAACTCCGATTGATGCGACCTTTGATCGAACAATGGGGTAAGAGCATAGGTTGCAGCCGAGTGTCTCTCGCTGGCCGTAAAGGTTGGGAGAGAACATTCTTGAAGGATGAAGGTTACGAGCCGAAATGGTTCATTCTGTGCAAGGACTTATAAATGGCAAACGAAGATTATTTAGCAAGCGGTGGCTGGACATCATTACCTCCACCAGTACAGCCGACAGGTTTGCTGTCAACTGGTTTGACTCCATATCAAAAAGCCATGGCGCAGATGCAGGAATATCAGGCCGCCAGCAACCCACAACTGTATTCATTGCTCGGAACTTCTGGCGGCTATAAGCCAGGTATTTTCAGCCAGCGTAGTGCATCAGGTTTGCTTGGCCAATTGGGTGGCATCACTGATATTCGTGGCGGTGGTGGCGCTAGAAGTCCAGCAGAACAAGCTCGCATCAATGCATTTTTTGATGCAATGACACCTCAAGAACTTGCTGATTTCCAAGCGCAAAATGCAAAAGTAATGAATATGGTTCTTGGACCAACATTATTGAAAATGGCTTATGACGCAATCACAGGTAAAAATGAGCCAACCATGGTTGAAGGAACTTATACGCCACCAGCACAGATTGTCAATGCAATGGGCGGTATGGGTGGATATAACCCAAGTTTGTTTTCACCGACAGTGACTCCAGTTGTAACTGTTGGTCAAGAATCAGCAGTTACTACTGGTGATGGCACTACATCCCCATTATTAACAATAACTCCACTTTCTTCTGCTGGCAGTGGTGGTGGAACTGTTTCTTCTGGAGGTGTTAGCGCAAGCAGTGGCAGTCCTATGGGTGGCATTGCAAGCTCTGGAACATCTGGACAAGCTGCTGCCGCCAATGCGGCTGCGGCAGCCGCCGCTGCAGCCGGTGTTGGTACTGGAGGAGTCAGTACAAGCAGTGGTAGCCCTATGGGTGGTATTTCATCAGGCGGTGGAAGTGCTGCAAGTGGCGGCGGTGGAGGTGGAGGTGGAGGTGGAGGTGGTGGCGGTTGCTGTTTCATCATGCTGGAAGCCCGCTATGGCGATGGCACTATGGACAGAGTTGTGCGCCGCTATCGTGATGAGAAAGTCACGGAAAGAAACAAACGTGGATACTACAAGTTGGCTGAAGTTTTTATTCCGCTGATGCGTAAATCAAAGTTATTCAGCTTCTTTGTAGTTAAGACTTTTGCCGATCCTGCTGTCTGTTACGCAAAGTGGTATTACGGTGAAAACAAATGGGGATGGATATTTAAGCCACTTGAAAAATTTTGGATGAGTCTATTTGACACATTAGGAACAGAGACACAATTTATCCGTGAAAACGGCGAAACGGTTTAAGGAGTAAGCAACATGAGTAAAGGCGGCACAAGCGTAAGCACCACCAGCATTGATCCAGAATTAAAGACTGCATATTTGCAGAATCTGGAACAAGCCAGAAGTGTGGCGGCAGGATTGCCTGTCCAGCAGTTTGCTGGATTCAATCCCATGTACAAGGCCGGAGAAGAGGCTGCATACAACATTGGTATGACTCCATTCACGGCTCAAAGCATTCAGGAATTCCAGAATCCTTATGAGCAACAAGTCATTCAAGGCACACTCGGCGACATTGAGCAAGCCAGACAGATGCAGGCTTTGCGTGACGCACAACAAGCTACACAGGCCAAGGCATTCGGTGGCTCGCGCTACGGTGTGCAGGCCGCGCTGACAAACCAAGGCGCGTTGCAGACCGCCGCCAAGACTGCCGCGCAAATGCGTCAGGCTGGCTATGGCCAAGCCGCACAGTTGGCGCAGGCAGCGCGTGGCATGAATCTGCAAGGCGCTCAGACAGCGATGCAGTTGGGCGGTGCGCGTCAGCAGTTGGAACAGGCTCAGTTGGATGCGGCACGCAATCAGGCTTTGCAACAGTTGCAAGTGGCATCTGGCGGTTTGAGTCTGAGCCTGCCAAATTTGGGTGGCACAACTCAGACACCGTATTACAAAAACCCAATGGCAAGTGCAGCAGGTGGTGCTCAAATTGGATATTTAATTGGCGGACCTGCTGGCGCTGGTATTGGCGCTGGCCTTGGATTGCTTACAAGTTAAGAGGTAAATCATGGCAGACGATTTAACACAACCATTTGTTTTTGAACCAATGAAGTCTGGTGGCGGTGGATTCACCCCATCAGGCTTTGGTGGACTGCTGTTTGGCGGTGGAGGTTCTGCGCTTGATGAATATCTGACCGAAGATCAGAAGCGTCAAATGCAAAGCATGGCTATGTTGCAATCTGCTGCCGCGTTACTTCAAGCTGGTGGCCGTAGTGCTACGCCAATTTCACTTGGTCAGGCTTTGGGCAGTGCGTTACAGGCTGGCTCTGCCGGTTATCAGCAAGCGCAACAAGGTGCATTGGCTCAGTTACTCACCAAGCAGAAGTTGGATGAGGCAAAGAGAGCGCAGGCTGCTCAAGAGTCATATCAAAAATTCATCATGGGTCAGCCATCAGAAGGCCAAACAATCACGCCAGAGCAAGCCATTTCAGTGCCTGGCATGGCTGCTGGTCCAACTGTTGAGCGTGCCGCATTGATTGGTCAGACCATGCCGAGTGTCACTCCAACTGGTGGCACTGCACTGACTCAACAGCAACGCGCGTTGCTTGCATCTTTGCCTGCTGAAAAAGGCATTCCAGAGGCGTTGAAATTGATGCAACCACAGGAAGTAACTGGCCAGCCGTTCAGGGCTTCTGATGGAAAATTTTATATTCAGACTAAAACTGGCGGTGTTATTCCTGCGCCAGTTACACCTGAGACAAAGCCAACAGGACAACCTCAAGAGGCAATGGTTGGTGGACAACCCGCATTGGTGCAATATTACGAGGATGGTAGTTACAAAGTGGTGTCTGGTGTATCTCCAAAAGCAGAGGCATCACCTACTGAAGTCAGACTATTGCAGGCCGCCAGAATGCCAATCACCATGGAAAACATCATGGCGATTCGCAGATCAGCCGCAAGCAATGTGAATGTTACTCAAAACGCAGAAAAGAAAGGCGTTGAACTTGCGTATGAAAATGCTGTCAAACAATTAACTGCATCAGCAGATTCTGCAAGATCGGCAAATAGTACATTGCAAAATATTGAAAGAATATTGCCTGCACTTGATACCGCCATTGTTGGTCCAGTCGCAGATACAAGAACAACTTTGTTAAGAATTGGCAAGCAATTAAATATTGCTGGAGAAAATGCAGATCAGATTCTTAGAAATACAGCGACTGTTGTTCAAGGATTAGCGCAACAAGAACTTTCTGCCGCCGAACAAATGCGTGGACAAGGCGCATTGACTGAAGGTGAGAGAGCAATTTTGCGCCGTGCTGCTGGTGGCGATCAAAGTTTGACATCAGGAGAATTGCAACAAGGATTGATGGCGGCTCAACGCTTGGCAAGATTAAGAATTGCTGGTCATCAACAAACATTGCAAACTGCTGTTAAAGCAATACCTGATCTTGCACCAATTGCACCAATGTATGAAGTACAACCATATGGTGCAACAGCACTAAATCCATTGCAAAATGCAATTCAGCAAGAGATTGATCGGCGTAAAGCTGCTGGAGGCAGACGATGACTGGCGATTTAAGTCAATTCAGTTATGACGAGTTGGAGGCCATCCAAAAGGGTGACTTTTCAAAATTATCAACTGAAAAATTGGAGGCATTGAAACAGGTTGCCGGTGGACTTCCAACGCAGCAACCTGTTACTGCAGTCGCACCAATACCTGTAACAGTTGCGCCTCCAGCACCAACTCAGCGTTTGAGGTCTATGGCACAAGGTGCAACATTGGCAGGTGCTGATGAGGCAGAAGCGTATTTGCGTTCATTGACAGGTGAGAATTATGAGTCTGCATTGGCTGACATCAGATCAAAAACAAAGGCATATCAACAAGAGCGTCCATTTGAATCACTTGGTTATGAGGCTTTAGGAGGATTGATTCCAACTGCCGCCGTGACATTGGCTACTGGTGGTGCGGCTGCACCAGCAACAGCGCCTGTTGTGGCCAAAACAACCACTGATGTGATTAGGGGTTTGCTTGGTACATCTGCGCTTGGCGGTATATATGGAGGCACAACCGGATTCATGTCTGGTGAGGGCGATGTCTACAATCGTTTGGCAAAAGTGCCTGGCGGTGTTGCTGTTGGCGCTATTACTGCGCCAATCGTTCAAACTGCAATTAGCGGAACTGGAATGCTTGTTGATAAGGTAACAGACTTTGCGCGCAGACTTGCTGGTGGCCGTGGCGCAAAAATCGTTGAAACTGAATTGCAGCGTTTAGCTGGTGACACTGGACTCACCACAGACGAGATCATTGACCGCATTGCTCGCGGTGAGATCATGGCTGAAAATTCAACATTGCTGGCTGCTGTGCGTGGTTTGTATGCTCAAGGTGGCAAGCCAGCAACCACACTGATGTCATCTCTGACGCGTAGACCCGAAGAGTTACGCACCTCAGTGTTGACAGATATGCAAAAGACATTGGCCGGTCAAGAGGGTAATGTCTTGGCTCAATTCAAATTGAATGACAAGCAGTTGAAACAACTTGAATCTGAGGCATACAAAGATGCTTTTGGAACTGGTGGCGTTATTGATTCGACATTACTGCAAAGCGTGACAGACGCTCTCAAGCGTTCACCGTCAGCAGTTAAAGACATCAACGACATCTATGTTGCACAGACAGGTAAAAAGCCATTCTTCTCATTTGATAAAGATGGCAATATCAATTTCAATCGCACGCCAACTTTGGAGGATGCCGAAGTAATTCGCCGTGGTATTCAGACATCAGTAGATCAGGCATACCAAAGTGGCCGTGGCGGTGTTGGAGGCGCTCTCAAAGATGTTGAACTGGCATTGCGTGATGCAATAGACACATCATCAAAGAAACTCGCTGATGCCCGTTTGCAGGCTGCTGTAAGACGCACGGCAAAAGATGCATTCGATGATGGACGCAAGGTATTTGGAAAGACCGCAGATGAGGTGGCGATCTTGGTTGATGAGTTGTCACAAAAGCCTGGCGCATTGTCTGCTTTCCGAGCAGGAACTATGGATGCCATTCGCAACAAAATGACAACTGGCACACGCACATCAATGATGGCAAATCTGGCCAATGAGAACTCTAAAGAGGGTTTGATTTTGCGGACGATCTATCCTGGCGATGAACTGGCTGGCATCTTGCAACGCATCAATACTGCGGCTCAGTCTCAGGCCGCCAAGAATTACATACTTGGTGGCTCTACAACTGCGCCGACATTGTTGCAGGCGGCTCGCACTGGAATGAATATCTCTGCTGAAGAAATCGCAAATGTGATGACAGCAAATCCTGTAACGATGGCCGCATCAGCCGTGAATATTGTCAAGAAGGTTGCTACACAGCAAAACAAAAACATGACAGAGGCGCAGCGTGACATGGTTGCAAAAATACTTGTCTCTGAAGACCCAAATCTTGTACGCCGTGCATTGACTGATGAAAGTGCATGGGCATTGGTACAGAAAAAAATCAATGATTTTTCGCGCTTTGCCGGAAAGACTGTCCCATACAGTCTGACAGGTGTTGCGGCAGGCCGAGTGCCAGGCGCGTTCCAGTAAGGACAATAAATCATGGCAAAAGAAACTGGATTACTTGGCGATGTCTTAGGCTATCTGCAAGACCCAAATCGCACACAAGCACTGCAAGGAATTGGCGGTTTATTGCAGTCTGGCGTGTCAAGTATTGAGGAATCTCAAAACAAATGGCGATCACTGAATGCTCGCGCATTTGCTGATAAAAAGAATCCAATGAAAGTCACAGATCAAAAGGCTTTTGATGAATTGGTCAATATGACAATGGAAGGTCCAATGTCATTTGCGCCTGCTGGCATCACTAAAAAAATTGCCACCGTGATGAATCCAGAGCGCATTGCTTTCCCAGATATTTACAAAAATCCGCGTGAATTGGTGCAAGAAGCCACAAGTCGTGTTGCTACAGAAAACCCTTTAATGAAACAATTGTTTGGCGTGACCAGACAGGACTTATTTGACATCTCTCAGCAAGGCACTCGCGCTGGAAATATCACTGATGTACCGTTTAGAACTGCCGCCAATCCTAAAGGTGCAAAGCACGCGCCACAGGTTATGAATCCGCGCAATGTGCAGCGTTTGCAGGACATTGTGGCTGAGGCAAAACAACAACCTGAACTGTACAAAGGTATGGCCTCTTGGTACACCATGGACCCGCTATATCAACGATTTGTTGATATCTATGGACCTGATCGGGCTATTGGTGAGTACAACAAATTCAACACGCTGACAGGGATGTCGAGTCCTGGTAGTGAAGTGCTCACCGAATTGAATCGTGGCACTGCCGCCAACATGATGGACACATTGGGAAGATTTGAAGACTTCCGAACCTTTGGCGGTATCTCTGAAACAAAACGAGGAAAGAATTTCCCACCAGAATTGGCTGGAGTGATCGGCCATCCATATCACAGCACCGCGCAGGCCGGTCCAATGGGTAAGTATCTGCAAACCGGTTTGCTTGATGAGATGAAGTCAGCAAAAGTACCAAGTTATATCCATGCATCTGGTGTGCCAGAGACAGGCTTTCAAACGCAATGGCCAGTTGGGGACGCACACTGGTCACGCTTGGTAGGTTTGCCTGATGTGCGTGGTGCGACAACTTCTAAGGGTGTTCCAACAATTCCAAAGGCCAGCGCGTCAGTGCCTGAAATGGTTGCGCTTGGACCATGGTTCAATCAGAAAGTGGCGCAACCTATGGGACTTGAGGCAGTACCTGCCCAAGCTGTTATTTGGGGCGCTGGATCAGGCGCAACTGGAGTTACTTCACCTATTGGTGCGCCAAAACTAGAACTACTAGCGCAGCAGATTGGCGAAACAGCAACTCGATTGGGCATATCTCCTGAGAGCGCCAGAGATTTAATCATCAGTGGTAAAGAATATGCTGGTGGAATTACCAAAGGTGGCATCCTGAGAAAAGAAGATTATTGATCTTCATCAAGCCAATCAATAATTTGATTGATGGCCTCCTGCGCTGACGGTGTTTCACCGGACGCAACTTGTACTTCATTTGCCTCATCAAGCATTTCAATCAGGAATGCTTTAAGTTTTTCTTTGTCAATCATCACTTATCCCCAAACAGTGCAGCCACCAGCGGATCGCGCCGTGGCTTTAATCTCTTACCTCTTTCACGCGCCAAGCGGAAAGCCTTATCGTCCAATGACTCACGCGCTCTGAATCGGCGTAGTCTCTCCACTGGTGTCAGCGGTGGCGGTTTGACAGCATCAGTGCCGATGCCATAGCGGTACACCGCCACCAGCACATTGCCTGATCTGCGCCACTCTTGAATGTGGACCGTGCCAGCGAGTCGCAGTTTGTTGATCATCTGCTGTGCTGACCTCTCGGTGCAGTAGACCTTGGTGGCCAACTCTGGCGCTGTGCAGGCTGTGCGTTGCAGCAAATCAATTACCTTGGGAAGTCTTGCGGATTTCATGCTCGCGCCTGTCGTGTCTGTCTGCCTCTTCCCTGTCGGTGAACATCTTGCCGCAGATGCTGCAACGATAGATTCTGCCCACCGTCACAATCGTTTGACGATCTCCTCGCAGGCCGTGTTGCTTACCGGACATGGTGCGGATTGTTTCAATCATGTTTGCAACCTTTTTTCAGCACTCTGAATTAAATATTGGCGCAACCACACAGAGCCGCCAAGTTTGCGCCATTCTTTGAATTGCTCTCTTGTCAGACGCGCACCAACGATTTTCGAATTGGTGGTTAACTCTGATTTAGGTCGTGGCATTCACTTGTCCTCGGTCTGATCCAGCAATACTTTGATGACGCACATCAGCACCACAATTGCAATGGCAATGCCAATGAGTCCCATCAGCAGAAAATTGATTATTGTTTCCATCGAACTCCTCCGAGTCAAAGTAAAAGAGTGCCAGCACCGCCAGCACCAATAAAATTATTTTCTGAATCACTTCTGAACCGCCAGTAATTCCATTTCGACATCTTTCACACGGTCACGCAAGATGCTGACTTCGTGCTCAAGCTCACTGATCTTGCGCTGCATACGCTCTCTGGTCATGTTCTCCGCGTGCGCCCAACCGATCAGCGTTCCCTGCGTCACGGCTTGTCGTGCAAACTTGGCAAAGTCATCACGGCTGAGGAATCCACCGCCCACTTCCATGGGTGGCGTGAACTTTCCGACTGCGCGGTCAATTTCCATTTGCATTGTTTGGGACATGATTTTCTCCTTTGGGTTGATTCCAAGCCGCAACGAGTGCAGCAGCGTTGTAAGGTATGCGGGTAACGGTAGACAGGAATAAGCCTTTGCCGCGCTGTTTGCGTCCCCATGCATCCTTGGCATTGGTGTTTCGCAAATCATTGCGCTTGACGGCGGCATAGACCGCGTTGGGCTTGAATCCGGCCTCGACCAATTCCTCCATGGTGCGAGGCTCTTGGCAGTAGTCTTGCAATTCAGTCACGATGACCACCATGCGACAAGCAGTGCGGCCAAGCCAATGCCGATGGCGAGGCACAGCAAATAGTCAGCGCAAGCCTCTGCGCGTTTGGAGAGGCGGCGGTGCGCCTCCACTGTGAATGCGTGTTGTGTGTGGTTCATTGTGGTGTCTCCTTAAAGATGGGGGACGATACCCCCTTGGGTTTACTTGCGCTCTACTGTGCCAACCAATTCGCCATCCATGATCAAAAACAAAATGTGCTTGGCAATGTTGAGTGTTTGGCGGCTGCTGTTTTGTGCGCCACCAGCAATCAATTCTTGAGCATCAGACATCAGGCCAGCCACAACCATGTTTGCGCCTGTGAATTGGTAAGTGATGGATTCTTTGACAGATTCCACATAAGCGTCAATATCAGCTACTCCATACATATTGATGTTGCGTTCTTCTTGAGCAGTTGTTTGTGTTGCGTTTGTCATTTGAAATCTCCTTGGGGTTGCGTTGTTGATGAGTGAATCATAATCGATTTACCAAAGTCGTCAACAACTATTATTTAATCCCACACAAACTTGTCGGGTATTTGCCCATTACAATCCCTCTGCCGGTGTCATGCTTTCCGGCAGTTGCCTTGGGGGATCGGTTCGCTGATCCCCTTTTTTTGCCTTAAACTTGACCATCTCCACAAAACATGGTTAACATTCTACGCATGAAAATCGCACAACAAGCAATTCTGGACATCAAGCACAAGGTAGAGGCCGCCGGATTCAAGATGTCCGACCTCTCCCGCGTGGCCGAGATAAACCAAGCGCAGATCAGTCGCTGGCAGAACGGCATCACCGAGCCACTGTATAGCACCGTGGTGCGCTTGGATGAGGCCGCTAATGCGCTGGTGTCAGCACGCATGACTATGCTCAACAAAGCCATGGATGAGGCCGTCAAATGAGCAAATACAGCATAGGCATCGACCCTGGCCTCTCTGGCGCCATAGCCATCATCTCACCCGAAAGCCTGAAGATATTCGATATGCCCACCATGACGGTAGAGAGGAACGGCAAAGCCAAACGACAGGTCAGCGCCAGCGAGTTGGCTGAGATGCTGTACCTGTACTCCGGCAGAGACTGTCATGTCTACTGCGAGCGCGTGGGAGCAATGGCAGGCCAAGGCGTGACAAGTGTCTTCAGCTTTGGCCGCAGCTTTGGCATGATCGAGGGCATTCTGGCCGCGTTCAAGATGCCGGTTACCTTTGTGCCGCCAGCGACTTGGGTGAAGGCCGTTGGCCGCGGGCAGGGCAAAGATGCCAGCCGCGCCAGAGCCATGGAACTCTTCCCATCAGATCAAGATCAATTCAAACGAGTCAAAGACGATGGCCGCGCGGATGCCGCGCTGATCGCATATTGGGGGTCACGCAATGTCTGACAAAGAACGAGCAATCATGCGCGAGCACATCGTCTGGCTGGCCGAGCAATTGGAACAGCAGCGCAAGCACAACCAAGACAAAGTCGTATTCCTCAAACGCATCCTCGACCCCGAAGACCTTGGCCATGCTGTGAGCCATGAGGTGCGTCAACTGGCTTATCAACTGGTTCTAAACGACCACAACTTAGAAAGAGATTCATGGCAACAAAGCAATTAAGACTCAGGCCGTCAGCGTCATCACGCTGGATCGCCTGTCCCGCATCAGTCAAACTTAGCGAACAAGTACCCGACAGACCATCAGGCGAGGCCGCGCAAATCGGTACAGCCATTCACGCGTTGGCCGAGACTTGCTGGCAGTTGGACACTGACCCCATGAAGTTTGTCGGTGAGGAGATTGAAGGCATCACGCTCACCGCTGATGACTGTCAGATGGCGTTGGACTATCTGGAGGAACTTTGGTCCATCAAGACGATGTGCGAATTCATGTATGTCGAAAAAGGTGTCTGCTATCAAAGTCCCGATTTCATTCAGGTCAAAGGCACGGCCGATGCGGTTGGCTACAACATGAAGACAGGCATCGTCTATATCGCTGATCTGAAGACCGGCAAAGGCTATGTCTCAGAGGACAGCACGCAAATGAAGATATATGCGCTTGCATTTACGCATGGCATGAGCAGAGACTGGATCAAAGAATTTCATCTCACCATCGTGCAGCCATTCACAGGTGAGCCACGCACCATCAAGTTGCCGGCATCTGATTTGTGGGAGTGGGAGGCAAAGGTATTGCGTCCCGCGATGATCGCCACCCAACTCGATGACCCGCCGATTTATCCATCGGAGAGCGCGTGCCAATACTGTCCTGCAAAAACGATCTGCCCCAAACAGCAACAGCAATTCGATTTGGTGGCCGCGCAGACAGACATCACCGCGATGAACAAGGAAGATGTCAAGGCGGTGATGAAGACGCTGACAGCAGAGCAGATCAGCGCCATTCTGGACAAAGCACCCATGGTTGAGAAATTCATTGAGGCGGTCAAAGAGCACGCCATGCAAGCCATGGAGGATGGCATGGTGCTGCAAGGCTGGCAGTTGACACCGAAACGCGCAACGCGCAAATGGATTGATGGTGACAAGGCCGCTGACAAGTTGGCCGAGATGGGACTTACCCGAACTCAAATTTTTGACACGACACTAATTACTCCAGCGGTAGCAGAGAAACTACTACCAAAGGAAAACCGAGTTACCTTGGACGAGTTAACCGTCAAGGTATCAAGTGGA